GGCGGTACGGTCCCACAGTACCTCTACCGTGATGTTCTGCTGCGGCACCTCGTAGGTCTTTGGATTGCCACGCAGGTCGACCTTGTCTCCGCCGATGTCAGCCGACACGGGCCATGCAGCGTCGTAGTTGCTCGGGAAAGCCGCGCCCATGCGCCACATCTGCGCCTGGCGAATCGAGCTTGACCGCGTCACCTGGCAATAGCCGAAATCGCCCGTTGGCCCGAACGAGCCGAAGCGGCACGTGACGCGAAACACAAAAGTGCCCTCGCGCACCGGTGCGCTCTCGACGGAACGGCAAACGTAGGTCTTCAGGAAGCTGTCGCTGCCGTAGACACCCGCCGGGAGGCGCTGCCGCACCAGCGGAATGCCGCTGGTAAAGATGCCGCTGTCGCCGGGGTAGGTGTCGGCGCCGTTCGCTGGCGTCCAAGTCACTTGGTAGACGAGGTCTACCGAATGCTCGTTGCCGGGCGACGTGCGCCCGTAGATCCTGCTGTCTGCCACTTCGATGTATGACCACGTTCCCATTACGGTTGCCCTCGCATCCAGCCAGACCACTTGCTAAGCATGTTGCGGATCTCGTCGAGCGTGGTTGACCCAGCGCCCTGAAGTCCCACGTCCAGCGCTTGATTTCCGGCGGCTTGTGCCCCTGCCGAAATGCCTTGGATGTTGGCGATGCCCTGCCCGATTGCGGCGCCGTTTGCCACGATGGACGCGGCTTCGCGGTTGGCGATGATGTCCTGATTCTTGATGCCCTGAATGACGCCAGGCGCCAGCGCGTCGGCGATCCGCTTGTTCCTGGCGTACTTCTCGATCTCCGACTGCGTTGCAGCATTTGCTGCATCCACGTTAAACGTCGTCGTGATCTTGGTCAGGTCATCGGCCCGCTTGTCCAGGGCGGTGACTGCGGAACGGATGGCACCGAAGGCCACCTGCCCGGCGTCAATCGTGGCGCTGATGCCGCTCGCCAGCGCCGCCTTGGCGCTAGTGGCGTTGAGCTTCTGAAGCTCGCGGTTCGCTGCGGCTACGCCCTTTACCACGCCGGACGGGTCGACCTCGGCCCGGATGACTGCCTTCATCGATTTGTCAGCCACGGCCCACCTCCCGTGCAAACTCGTCTAGGCCGGAGCGAACCCACGGCATGAACTCATGCGGGCGCTTCCCGGTCAGGGTGCAAGCGATCACCCCGAGGAGGTGCTCGGACCGTTCCTCGGTGGTCATCTCAAGCCGTGCCAGGGCGACGGGCATCATCATGCGTTGCTCCGGGCTGGCAATTCTCCACAGCCGGCGGGTGCCGGCTCCGTAGGGCGTGGCCGGTTGACCTCCTCCAGGAGGCGCCCCGCCACGTCAGCGCGCACCGTGCCGAGATCGGCGTTTGACACCACGAAAGGCGATCCGTCCGGGCAGGAGATGCAAGATCCCCACCAATACGGGTCGACCTGGGACCGCGTGTAGTCCGCCAGCGTCGGCTCGCGGAACACAACCGGGCCGACGCCGTCGATGTCGACGGTGCGCTGGCGAGCGGCGATCTTCGTGAGGTCAAATGGCATCAGGCTTCTTCCAAGGTGAGAGACCACATCCCCGGGCCGGTTCCGTCATCGGAACGGGACGCCGAGGTCAGGTGCCCGGTGATGGTGTATGCAATCGCGCCTTGGTCGGTAAACAACAATTGCACGCTGCGCCCAACAGCCTCGGCCAGCGTGGTCGGGAACATGTGCAGCCTCAACGCGTCATCCGAGCTGCTGTTCTGCGCCATCATGTCGAACGTCACCGTGCGGCGAACGCGCCCGGGCGAACGCTTCTCGCGGAAATCAGAGAGCTGCGTCGTGTCGATGCTCGACCGCTCGAAGTTGATTGCGATGTTTCGGACGGGGAACGTGACTGCCGAGCTGCTCTGGAAGTTCAGCGTGACTGTGCCGCCGTAGCCTGCGATGAGTGCCATATTAATCCTCCTGGACGAGCAGCGTCATGCTGATCGTGCCGATTCGTTCTGCATCCTGCTGGCCGTCGTCCGGAGTTTCGGCGGTGAACGCCACCGCAAACGATCCCATGACGAGCGAGCAGTCGTAAGTCGTATTGTTGACGGGTCCGGACTGCCATTCAGCACGGACGGAATCCACCATCTGCGCCACCGCTTCGACCGTGTCTGCAACGCAAGCGATCTCAAGTTCCACGGTCCAATGCTGCAAGCCGGTTGGGCCGGACATCCGCATATCGCAGGTGGCGCTGTTGATCTCGTACACGATGCACGGCGTGGCGGTCCCGGCATTTCGCATACCGACCGACACCGGGTAACCGGCGCCGTCGAGCGTGGCCTTTACTGCTCGGCAGATGTTCTCAAGAGACATTGTTCCTCCCGAGCGCTATGGCAGCCAAGCGAAGCAGTTCCGTCTGCAACGCGGTCCCCAGTTGTCCAACGCGGCCAGTTGCCCACGAATGGCTACGCTTGCTTCCGGAAATGAACTTGCCGCTTCCCTTGTGCTTGAAACCGTTCTCGAGCAGATGCCAGATGCGTTGCCGACCCTTTGCCCTGGCACCACCCTTTCGACCGTACTGAACGCCGACCACGATGCTGATCGGGGAGCCGGGTCCGGCGGTGCGCTTGGGAGGGAGCAGCTTCGTTGCAGACGAGATAGCGCGACGATGAATCGGCTTCCCGCGGTACGCAGCAGATCGCCAAATCTGCCGCAGTTCCTTCACCGCTGGTTGAAACACCTTGCGAATGGCCTTCTTGCGCACCGATTCATTCAGCTTCATCGGCAGCTGCGCCATCGTCCTCCGCACCTCGGCAGAATCGACGGTGATCTTGACGGCAGCACTCACGGCAGCACCTCCGTCGCTTCAATCTCCAAGCGCCGACGGCGCTGGTCGCGGTCCCAGCACGCCCGGACGTTGAACGTGCGCTGCGTGCCGTGATCGTTGAACAGCAATCGGCTACGGGTGTTTACGGACGGATGGAAGCTCGCGAGGATCCGCCAATCCGTGCGGACTTCCGGGCCTCGGTCACCTATCGTTTCGTTGGTGGATGCGACCTCGATGTGGCAATGCAGCACCGCCACGTTTACCCATGCTTCCGACGCCTGGCCGAACGCGTCGACCGTGCGGACGGGATTCTGCGCCGTCATGGCGAGGCGCAGCATTCCGGATGGGACGTGTCCAGGCATCAGCCAATGCCCTTCCCCATCATGCTGGACACCCTATCCCAGTAGTCGCTTGGGAGCGCCACCGTGTCATCTCCGCGGCTTGCGACATGCTGCGTCACGCGCTGCAGGATTGCCATCTCCAAGAGCGGGTTGAGCGTGTTGGTTCCAGCGGTCACAGTCAGCACCACCGGGTAGGCCAGCGAGTCCGCCATCGTTGCGTACTGGATCCCGTTGATGGTCACCAGCGTCGCGGAGCCGGTAGCCCCATCATCGTCCAGGTACGTCACCGCCGTGACCGGCTGGCGTTCCAATCGCACCAGCAACTGATCGTTCGTCGGCTCCGACGCCACGTACTGCGTCCGCGTAACCGGATCGACGCACCAGCCGGTGCGCTCCTCCAGCTCGCGCTTCGCTGCTTCCCACGCAATTTGAATGGCCGGATCGTCCTCGTTCGAGGAGAGCCGGGCCCAGTTGCGGAACTTGGAGATATCAATCGCCACGTACTACCTCGCAGCCAGGTGGCGCCCCCGAGGGAGCGCCACCTGTGCCGATGAGAGGATGAGGATCAGGCGTTGGTGACCTGGAGCTGCACCAGCGACTTGACGCGGGTGAAGTCGCTGTTGGCGAACATCATGCCCTGGAAGATCACGCGGGCCGAGGACATCGCCGTGATCTCGTCGCGGATCATGCCGATGCCGCCCCACTCGCGGATGGCGAAGCCGTCCGAGATGTTGCCGAGCACGGCCAGGCAGTTCTTGCCCGTGGTGCCGGTGGAGACGTGCGCCGGGAGGTACTCGGTCACGTAGACCGGGAGACCCATCAGGGTGAAGCCAGCGCCAGCCTGGCCGACAGCGTCCGCGCTCGGGATGAAGAGCGGCACGTTGTTGACCGTCAGCGTCGCGATGGTCGCGTACACGTCCTGCGGGATGATCCACGCCGAAGAGCCCCAGTACGCAGCCGGGAGCTTCTCGTAGCGCATCTCGCGCAGCTTGGCGAGCGTCGCACCAGCCGTGATCGCGGCAGCACGGGTCGTGCTGGCCGAGGTCGCGGTCGTAATGTTCACGTTGGCGTTCACCGTGAAGATGCCCTTCGGCGCGTTGGTGCCGGTGCCGCCGATGTAGCCCCACTCGGTGTTCTTCGACATCTGGCGCTGGAGGTTGTCCATCACCTCCGCCTCCACGTCGAAGTTCGCCTGGCGCATGAGCTGCTGCGAGACCTGCGTGTAGGGCAGGCACGGGACCGGAGCCAGCGGCACCTCGGCGAAGCCGGGGTCGATGCTGGTGCGGAGGGTCGTGCCGGTGTCCGGCTGGGTCCAAGCCGAGGTGTAGTCGGCGGTGGCCAGGGTGTTGTAGCGCAGGGTCGCGTAGCCCTGCACGCCGGTGCGGAGGTCCGCCAGGTTGCGGATGACGCTCTGCGCCATCATGTACTTCAGGATCCCGTCCTCGTACAGCTTGGGGATGAGGATGTTGGAGTTCGCGCTGGTGATGAGCTCGCGCTGCTCGGGCGCACGGCCACCCTTGAGCCAGCCGAGGAACTGCTCGCGGTACTCGCCGCTGGAGCGCCACTCCTCGGTCTGCTCGCGCTTCTCGGCGACGACCTTCTGCGTGATCGCGTGGGACGCGAAACGCTCGCGAAGCGCCGCAGCGCTGCGCTTCTCGTTGAGCTCCTTGAGCTCGTTGAGCAGCTCGTCGGCGCGGGCCTCGGCCTCGGCGCTGATCTGGTCAGAGGCGAGAATGGAATTGACTTCGGTCTCGATGGCCTTTCGGCGCTCAATGATTTCCTGCTGCTTCACGTGAGGGTCCTCAATCGCAGACGCAACCGAGCAAGGCTCGGCGAATGAGTGCGAGCCTCGGCGCTGGTCTGCGGATAAGCGCCGTTTTCGACAATGGAAACCTCGCGGAGATCCACCTCCGTGAGGGTGCGCTCCGAGCCCATCCAGGCGTCGGAGCGGACGAAGAAACCGAACGACATCTCCGAGAGCACGCCAGCCTCGACCAGGGCGCGAACGTCCTTGGCCTTCTGCGTGTCCGGAAGATCGACCTCGAACGCGAGGCCCTTGGAGTCGGAGCGGAGCTGGAGCAGCCCGCTCTTGGTGTTTGCGAGGAGCTCGCGCCGATCGTGCCCGATCAGCAGCGAAACATTGGCGGCGAGCGAACGGTCAAACGCGCCGGGCGCAACACGCTCGACAAACGGCTTGCCGTTGTTGACGCCGCGCACCGTGAGCGGGAGGCTCGGCGCGTTGTAGACGCTGGCGTAACCGGCAAGCTTGTTGCCGCTGCGCTCGAAAGTCGCGGTGCGAAGCTCAAGCATTTTCATCTCCCACGTTGTCGGGGCCAGCCGCTGCGCTGGCGCCGCCTGGCATCGAGACCGTCGGCGTGTCCAAGCCGGCCACCGGCGGAAGACCGAGGTAGTGGCGAGCGTCGTTCGGCGACATCACGCCAGCCAGGACGAGCTTGGAGAACGCCATGCCAGCGTCGCGGAGGTTGCCGCGCACGATTGGCGTTGTGTCGATGCGCACGAACTCGCCGGGGCGGCAGAGCTTCCGCGTGAGCTCCGACTCCCACGCGGTAGCCCATGCCGCGATTGCCCCGTCCGCGTAGGCGCGGGCGGTCTCGCTTTGGCTTGTCAGTGCGCCGCCGCCCTGCTGAAACAGCATCTCCGGCGGAACGCCGAACGCACGGGCGATCTCCTGGACGCTGAAGCGCCGGGATTCAAGCATCGTGCCGCTGGTTTCCTGCGAGATCTTCTCGGCCTTCATGCCCTCGCGCAGGATGAGCGGACGGCTTGCGCCGTCGGCAGTCGCGTGCATGGTGTTCCATGCGTCGCGGATCGCCTGAACCGTCTGGTCGCTCATGGCGCCCGGGTGCGAGATCGCGACCTTACCCATCGAGCCGGTGCGCACAAGCGAGGCGTGGGCGCCGTTCTCATCAGCGGCGAGCTGCATTGCGTGGCGGGCCACGTCGAGCGGCGAGCGGTACCAGCACGGATTCAGATGATCCGGATATGCACCGATATGCAGCACCTGGTCGGCATTCATCACCAGGCTTCCGATGCGGTACTGGACGCCTTCCTCGGTGATCTCGCCGCTCATCGCATCGGCGGGCACCGGCTGGAGCTCGGCGATCTCGCCGTCGCTTCCGCGTCGGATCAGCGCGATACCGTTGCCGTGCGTCAGCGCGACGGAGGTCGTGTAGCGGCGGAACTCGTAGCCGGACTGCCAGCGGCTCGCGTCGCGGTTCAGGAGCATCTCGACCGGATGGCCCACGATCTCCTGCCCTTCGCTGTCGTAGACCGACACGGGAAGGCGAGCGATATCCGCCGAGATCAGGTTGGTTGCACGAACGACGGCGGGGATCGCGTCAGCCGGTGACGCGACAATCGGCTCGGGTCGCGTGTAGATCGCGACGCCGGACTTAAAGCCGAAGAATCGTGCAAAGATGCCCACGGAGCAGATGGAACAACTCTGCCCCGAAACGTCAACCCGGAATTCTTGTAACCGTGTCTATCCAATCGGACACGATGATGTCGAGAGCCCAGTTGCTTCACGCACCTGGTGGTGCTCCATCAGGAGCGCCGCCATGTTGCCAGCGATGACCGCGTCGGTGTTGCCAGCACTTCGCCCCTTCACCGGGCGCGTATTGCCGACGTTGTCGCGGATCAGACGCACGGCGTTGAGCGCCGAGCGGAGCACGGGGTCCGGCTCGTAGATGAGTTGCTTCGATTTGAGCAGGTCGCCCCACAACTTCCACGCGGGCGCCATCGTGCGGATCGATTGGTCAACCGGAATGATCGGCCAGCCGCGATCTGCCCACCGTTTGATGTCGCGTGCCTGGGCTGGGTGCGGGTCGACGCCGATCTTTCGCACGTCGTAGCGGGCCATGAGCGCCTCGATTTCGGCTTCTACGACCGCCATGTCGTGCCACTCGCCCGGCATCCGACGCAGGAAACCCTGCTCCACCCACGCGCCCAGCGGGTTCTTGCAGCGCCGCTCGTCGAGTTGGATGTCCGTCCCGGCCCACCAGGAGACATTGCGGGCGCGGATCACGGGGCCGTCTACCACGCAGAGGCACAACGAGGTCAAATCGAGCTGGACCCCATAGCCACCCCGACTCAAATCGATTGCGATCACGGCGGGCGCACCGGCTAGGCGGTCCCAGTCGGTCTTCTGCATCTGCCGCTCCAGCACGCCAAGGTCCACGTCGGTGGTGGCGATCTCGAAGTAGCGGCAAGCAATCTGCGTCTCGAACTCGGCGATCTGCTTTGGATCTCCGGAGCCAAGCATGGCCCGAGCTTGCATCTCGATGTCCGGTCGCTGCGTGGTCACCCCCAGCGACGGGTGCGCCTTTGGCCAGACGGTGGAATCTTCCGCCTGATCGTCCTGGTCGAGGCCATACAGCAAGGCAAACCAGCCGTACGGGAGCGGCTCCCCGGTCTCAAGCGCCTTCTCGCAAGCGTCCCAATAGGCCCAAATTGGCCTTGTGCGCTGCTCATGGTCGGGCGTCGAGATGGCAAAGAGCTGCGCTTTGGGGCTCTTGGACAGCCCCGTGATGAGGCGACCGAGGCCCCTGTCCATGCGAGCGACCTCGTCGGCGATGATCAGGCGGTCCATCCGCCCATCGAGCGCCTTGTCCGTGCACGGCAACGTCGTGAACTCCGCCGACCCGTGGCGCACCTTGCCAGGGATAGCAATGGTCGTTCCGCCCCTGGCCTCCCACTCGACGCCGTCGCCGTGGGCGTCGTTCAGGGTCGTGCACATGGCCCGCATCCGCTCGAACACGATCTGGGAGAGCCGCCCGTCCGGAGCGCTCGACGCAAACTTCAGCCGCTTTGTCGGATCGGCCATCCCGGCCATGAGATGCCCTGCCGCCATCTCGGTCTTGCCGTTGCCCTTGGCGACCACCACCAGCACCGCCTTGAACGCCGGATGGTCGGTCTTCGTCCCGTCGACCACTCGCCGGGCGGCGTGGACCACCATGCCCACCAAGCATTGCCAGGGCAACCACTCCAGCGCTTCCCCGGCTTGCTCCTCGACGCCCTTGCCGCACTTGCGGGCAAACACCCGCACGGCCTCGGCGGCATCGTCGTCCCACCACAGGTTGTGCGCCGCTGGCGCGGCTCGCATGGCCCGGTAGCGCTCACACGCCGCACGAATGCGACGGTTTGCGACAACGTCACCTTCGAGCACCCCTGCGGCATAGGCGTCGGCGAGCGCCGCGCATTGCACCGGCTTGCGCTTGTGGAAACGCGCTTGCTTTTTCGAGG